ATGGACGAAAAACAGCATAAAACGACTGCTGTCGTAGAGCCGTATGTTTCTGCCGCGATCCAGAACTCAGATGATCTGGACGACGAAATACCGTTCTGAATTACAAATGCGTTGACAATTTTCAGCTTATGGCCCCATGCTGCAGTTTCTAGCCGCCGATTCGGCATCATTTTTCTCCCTGATTGGCCTCGCTCCCCCAAACGGGAGCGGGGTCTTTTTTTAAGGCGAGGAGGTCTAAAGTAGAACTTGGTAGACCAGGCAGGAAATAAAACAGGCGGCCGGAAAAAGGGAACGCCAAATCGTTTTCGCGCTGAGGCTGAGGCTGCGGCCGCGGCGCTAGGTATCACGCCATTACAATACATGCTGGAAATCATGGCTGACGGCACGGCAGAGCCTGAACGTCGGGACAGAATGGCTGCAGCAGCTGCGCCTTACGTTCACCCCAAACTGCAGAGCGTCGAGCATGCGGGCAGCATCGATCATCAGATCTCCCACGAAGAACGTCTGAAGGAGCTTGGGTGACCGACATCTCAGATCGAGAGAGAGAGATATTCACGAGGCTGCGTGACGATTTTGGTCATTTCGCACATAGGTGTTTGAAGATCCGCGCCAAAGGCGGCGGGATTATTCCGTTCGAGCTGAACACGATCCAGCACATGGTTCATAACCGCCTCGAGAAGCAGCGTCAGGAAACTGGACGGATCCGCGCGTTGATCCTGAAGGCTAGGCAGCCTGGGATCAGCACCTACGTTGAGGGGCGATATTACTGGCGGGTGACGCACCGCGACGGCGTGCGAGCCTTTATTCTGACTCACAAGCAGGACGCGACCGATAATCTGTTTACGATGGTCGACCGCTTCCACGAGATGAATCATCCTGAGGTGAAGCCCGTAACCGGTAGATCCAACGCGAAAGAGCTGCAGTTCCTGAAGCTGAACAGCGGGTACAAGGTCGGTACAGCTGGCGCTAGAGGTGTAGGCCGAAGTGACACGATCCAATATTTCCACGGGTCTGAGGTCGCTTATTGGGAGAACGCCGCCGAGCATGTAGACGGCGTTCTGCAGGCTGTACCGGAAGAGGACGAGACCGAGGTGATCTTGGAATCGACAGCTAACGGTCTCGGCGGCCTGTTCTATCAGATGGTGAAAGCCGCCGAACGTGGCGACAGCGACTACGATCTTATTTTCGTCGCATGGTTTATGCATCAAGAATATTCGCGACCAGTTCCACAGGGATGGCAGGCGCCTCAGAACTTTCAGGACTATCAGGAGATGCATAGCCTGACAGACGAGCAGACTTACTGGGCCTACGCGAAGAACCGTCAGTTCACGCAGGCTCTGAGCCAAGACAGCGATGCGATCTCTTGGAAATTCCGGCAGGAGTACCCTGCAACGCCGGAAGAAGCCTTTCAGACTGGCAGCGACGAAACCTTCATCAGGTCTGATGTGGTGTACAAGGCGCGGAAAAACGAGGTATATCCGTCCACTGACCAGCCGATCGTAGTCGGGATCGATCTGGCCCGCGGTGGCGCGGATAAGACAAGGATGCTCGATCGTCAGGGCAGGAAGATAGGTGGCTTCGTCGATATTGAGATGGACACCGATAATGAAATGGAAATCGTCGGCCACATAGGAAAGATGATCGAGCGCGTGAACCCTACCAAGATCCACATCGACGTCACTGGTATGGGTGGCGGCGTCCGCGACCGCCTGCGAGAGATGCACGACCCGAACCTGATCGTGGGGATAGAGTTCGGATCTCAAGCTCTGGAGAAGGGTTCCTACGCCAACAAGCGCGCAGAGATGTGGTGTGAACTGCGCGACTGGCTGTCAGATCCAGCCGGCGTCGACATACCCGACGATGACAGTCTGCATACGCAGTTGTGCGCTCCGATATGGGGTCGAGGAGCCACCCGTTATGATAGTAACTCGCGGGTGCTTCTGGAGCCAAAAGAGCACATTAAGGAAAGGCTGGGCTTCTCCCCTGATGGAGGTGATGCTGCGGCCCTTACGTTCGCAATGCCGGTAACGCCGAGGCGCAGCCGGATAGAGTATCCACACGATAGCCAAATGGGGATTGTTTGATGGCAGAACTAGGCGTCAAAGAAGCAAAGGCAGCTGCCGCTGCACAGGAATCTAACGAAACGGCGATGGGGAAAGCATTCGCCGCCGCCCTCAAGGGCAACCCGCCGGTATCAGTGAAACTGAAGCGGGTCAACGGGCCGACCTATCGAGACGGATACGTCTACGATGAGCAGAAGATCGAAACCTATGAGCAGGCGCTGCTGCGCCCCATAAATCTTGCAATGTGTGGTGAGCTGGCCCACGCTTTAGGTGAGGCACCAAGTGATGCGCCGCTCGTGATTTCAGTTAACGGCAAACAGATGATGGTGGATGGCCACATCTCGATCGAACCGATCGATGGTTGCGTGGTGCTCAAAATAGAAGCGCCAAAGGAAAAGGCATCCAAACGCGCGAAAGAGGCTAAATAGCATGGCGATGGGCATTCTGGAGAGGGAAGAGTTCAAGCGGATGGAGGCGCGCCTGTTACATCTGGAGCAGCTAATGCAGCAGATGATGGACCCAGACAGCGTCGCCTCAGAACCTGAAGGTAGCGGCAGGGCTCAAATTCGTCACACTGGGTTTGGCAGATGGGACGTGCTGTACGACGGTGAGCGCGTGCCGGTCAGCGAAAACGAAAATTCGGAAATGATCGTACAGAGCCATTGGCGCACGAAAGATGGCGCCGAGCTAAAGGCGGCACAATTGAATGGCTAAACGGCACGCTGACAACGAGGAGCTATCTCACAGCGATATCGAGACTATCGTTGGGCACGAGGTCTTGTCTTCAGTCGGCTACATTGACGGCACTATCAGCCGTGAACGTTCCAACGCGCTGAAATACTATCGCCAAGAGCAGTACGGGAACGAGCAGGACGGTCGATCGAAGGTAGTAACCGGCGACCTGCTGGACACTGTCGAGTGGATGATGCCGCAGATCATGCGGGTATTCATGGCGGCGGAGCACATCGTAACATTCGAGCCTGAAAATCGCGACGATGAGGAGGCTGCAGAGCATAAGTCGAATTATGTCCATCACGTATTCATGCGAGACAACGAGGGTTTTCAGGTGTCCTACGACTGGATCAAGGACGCCCTTTTGCAGAAGAACGGCATAATCAAGATCTATTGGTCTGAAACCGAGGAAAGCTGGAGCACGAGGCACACCGGACTGACAGAAGATGACGTAGCCTACATGCTGACATCGGAGCCCGGCGTCGAGGTGGCCGAGCAGCGTGTCTATGAGGACAGGACGGTTGAGCAGCAGGTGGATGAGTTTGGCATGCCGATGCCGCGCCCTATGTTGGTCGACTGCACGCTGAGGCATACGCGCGAAATCAAGAAAATAAATGTTGAGGGTGTTCCGCCGGAAGAGTTTCTGATCAGCAGAGAATCGCGTTCAATGGAACATGGGCGCCTCAAGGCTCACAGGAAGCGGTGGACCGTGTCCGAGGCCATTGCGATGGGTTTCAAGCGCGATCAGGTATTGTCGTTGGCTGAGACTGGATCCTACTACGGGCTTTCCAATGCAGAACACACTGCCAGACGCCATCAGGAATATGAATATCCGCGGACGGGCGCAGTATTGGACGAGAGTACGCGGGAAGTAGTTCTGGTCGAGGCGTACATGGATCTCGATCTGGATGGAGATAACAGGTCTGAGCTCGTGCAGGTGTGGCTTGGAGGCAGCAGCCACGAGTTAATGATGTATGAGGACGAGACTGAAGGAACGGACGGCTACGCATACGAGGCGTTTGGCGATCCCCTTCCGTTTGTCGATATAACGCCAATACGCATGCCGCACGTATTCTTTGGCCGATCGATGTTCGACTTGGTAGGTGATCTGCAGCTGATCCATTCCACGGTCCTGCGCCAAATGCTGGACAACGCTTACTTGGTGAACAACGAGAGAACCGCAATATGGGAAGGCAAAGTCGACCTGAGTGACATGCTGACCAACAGGCCGGGAGGTGTCGTCAGGACACAGGGGCCGCCGGGTGAGGTGATCTCAGGAATGCCGGTACAGCCAATAGGCCAAATGCTGTTTCCGTTGCTTGAATACATTGAGCAGCAGCGGGAGGGTCGCTCCGGCGTATCTCGCAATGCTCAGGGCATGGATCCTGAGATGACGACCAACGACACGGCCTTCGGATTGATGAAACTGATGGCTGCCGGCCAGCAGCGTATCGAACTCATAGCTCGCCTTTTTGCCGAGACAGGGTTCAAGCGGGCCATGCTGGCAATTCTGAAGTTATCGATAGCGCACCAAGACAAGGAGCGGGAAATCAGGCTAAACGGAGAATGGGTGCCAGTAGATCCGCGATATTGGCAGGTTACCTACGACATGAGCACAGAGGTAGGTCTGGGCTATGAGAGCGCCGAACAGGAAATGCTCTCAATTAACTCTATTTTGCTGGATCAGGAGAAGATCATACAGTTTCAGGGAGGAGCGCAGGGACCGCTTGTAACCCTCGAAAACGTACACGAGGCGCTTGCCGTCAAGACCAAGGCTGCCGGCCTCAAACGTCCTCAAAGGTTCTTCACTGACCCGACGTCTGAAGAAATGATGGCCATGATGCAGCAGCAGCAACAGGCTGCAGCCCAGCAGGAACAGCCGCAGGATGCAGCGCTCGTGCTCGCCCAAGGCCAGATACAGAACGACCAGCAGAAAATACGGGTTGACGCAATGAAGGCGCAGGCTGACGCGCAGGACAAGCAGAGGGCACACGAAATGGCTCTGCAGAAGGCTCAGGCTGACGAGGCCTTCAGAATACGAGAGATGGAACTCAAGTACGATATTGAGCGAGAAAAGATCGCAGCCAACCTTGATATGAAAGCTGCTGAAATAGAAGCGAACGATGAACAGAACGTCGTTCGATTACAGGCACAGGCGGATCTGCAGAGAGAGAAGGATGCAGAAACTTTCGTCCGTGAAGAGCGCGGCAGAATGGCCGCATCCCTTAACCAACTGCCAGCAGAGGATTAAGTATGGCTTATGGTAAAATGAAGGCGGGAAACCCACACAAGTCGGGTGCCTCGAAAAATTCTTCACCCGGTGTCACCACAGACAAGGGACGTCCGAATGCATCTTTCAAGGGTGCGGGCGCCAATGTCCATGGTTCACGCGGGCCTGCGGGCGGCAATTACATTGCCGGTAAGGGCAAGTCTAGCGGCAAGAGCAGCTACTAGGCATGTCGATTCAGGACGAATATTCAGCTGAAGAGTCGGATCTCTATGAGGGGCGGCAACGCGGGGAAATGGCAAAGGCCCTGCTTGATAACCCGCTCTGGTCAGAGGCCTTCGACCATCAGGAACAGGCGTTGATGGAATGGCTGCGCCACGGCACAGACGAGCAGTCCAGTGAGGCAAAGCAGTCGCTTCACCTTCTGGATGGTCTCAAAAGACGTCTGGAGCACCATGTCAACACGGGGACTATGGCTGAAAATCGTCTTAATTTTATAGCAGAAGCCCGCGACAAATTGTCTCGGCTTTTTGCAGCAGCTTAAAGGAGATTAACCATGGCCGATGAAGCCCAGTCGAGAACTGGTTCGGATGGTGGTGGTACTGTGCAAAACGCAGCCGCATTGATTGCGGGCCTGCGTTCGGAAAACATGGGTTCTGCTCCGCCAGCGGAAGCCCCATCTGTAGAAGCACCCGCACAAAGCGAAAATTTCGATCGCGAGGAGGGTGAGCCGTCTAGCGAATACACCATGCCTGCAGCAGAGGAGTTTGCAGAGGATGACGTAGAGGCGGCACCTGAGGCGGAACAAGACATTCCTGAGGTCGACAATGCAGAGGATTACAGTCCTGAAGAGGAGCCTGTTACCCTTCCCGCAACGTGGACCGAGGCAGAAAGGCAGGAACTTTCGGAACTACCCTCCGACGTACAAAATGCCATTGTGCGCCGTGAGCAGGAACGTGAGGCAGCCTTTACTCAGCGGCAAACCGAACTATCCAGTGATCGCGAACAGCTAGACGATGCTGTCAAAATGGCTGGAGAGCGGTGGGTCGAACAACTCAACAACGTGGATCATCTGCTGAACGTGTCAGCACAGATGCACGGTTTTACCGGGCAGGAACCCAATTGGGCAGAACTGCGCCAAACCATGGACCGAGATACCTTCGACGACTATCACTTCAACTGGCAACAGGCGAAGAAAAACTTCGAAGGCATCCTTGCTGGAGCCCAGCAGGCCAAGCATCAGGTCAATGAATTAGTGTCCGAAAAGCAGAATGACTGGATAGAAGCGGAGCGTACCAAGACTGGTGAGCGGTGGCCTGAATATAAGGCGAACCGTGACAAGGCTATGGGCCCGCTCCTCGATTATCTGGCTGAAAAAGGGGTGCCGGAGATGCAGCGCGTGCAACTCAACGACGACACCTTTATTTCAGTAGTTCAGGATGCTGCCAAGTGGCACGCCCTTCAGAAGGAAAAGCCAGGCACAAACAAGCGAGTGCGCCAAGCTAAGAAGGTAG